TAAATAACTTTCACTTGTTTGCAGATGACAGGGTGCAGACACCTAAGATATTTGTAGGGGCTAACAATGAAGACCAAGCGAAGATATGCGTAAACATTTCAGGGAAGCTAATTGAGCAAAGCCCGGCACTATCCCAGTATGTAGATGATGGCGAAGTAGTGCTATTTAAATACAAGGAAAACATAGTTAACATAGTTCATAAGGGCCGTGATGGATTCATAAAGGGACTGAGCAAGGAAAGCAGCAATAGCCAAAGCGCAGCAGCCGGTGGTAAACACGGATTCAATCCATCTTTAGGCGTTATTGATGAGTATGCAATGGCTGACACAGATGCGCTATTAAACGCATTGGAATCAGGACAGGCAGCACGTCAAGAACCGCTCATTTTTTGCATTACTACCGCAGGCTTTAAGAAGAATGGGCCTTGCTTTCTTCAGCTTAGAAAGTCAGGCATTGAGGTATTGGAGGGCGTAAGCAAAGACGATAGCTATCTGCCGGTAATCTTTGAGATGGACAAGGGCGATGATATATCGGATGAAAACAACTGGATAAAATGTAATCCAAACCTTGGAATAAGCGTATTTCCTGAGTTTTTGCGGTCAAGATTGGCAGCGGCAAAGAACGAAGGCGGCAGCAAAATGATTGACGTTAGGACGCTTAATTTCAATGAATGGTGCGAAACGCCACAGATATGGATTTCACCGGATATATGGAACAAAAATAGCCACGGATTAAAGCTTGATGACCTGCGCGGAAAAGAATGTTATGGCGGATTTGATATGTCTAGCGGCCTAACTTTCAATGCTTTAAGCCTGTTTTTTCCTAATGTGCGTGACAATTGCCATGCAGTTCTGCTGCTGTTTTGGTGTCCTATGGATGCAGTCCGAAGCAGTCAGATGCGTGTAGATTACGAATCATGGGCAAATGCAGGTCATTTGGTCATTTGTGACGGAAACGTAACCGATAACGACTGGGCATATGACCAAGTTTATAACTTTATCAGCCAGTTTAATTTAGAATCAATTGCCTTCAATATGACGCTTCAAACGCATGATGTTGTGCAGGCATTAGTACGTGCCGGGGTTAAGTGTAACCCAATTAGCCAAGGTTACCGGATGCAAAGCACGCCTACCAAAGCATTTGAAGAGATGCTAATGGCCGGTGAGATTGACCATATGAATAATCCTATGCTTGCGTGGCAGAATCTTAATACGCAGATTGTCAGGAGCAAGGATGGCGATATAAGAGTGCAGAAAATGCACGGATTAAACTGCGGAATACCGGCAACTATTCAAGCTATTGCCCAATGGAAGACGGTTAGTTCAGGCGTTCAGGAAAACGACCAAGTATTAGAGGGCTGGTAATTATTTAGGCCGTTTTTTAGGCTTTTTCTTGTATGACCTCACAGCGCTGAAGGATGTATAGCTTGAATAAGCATCAAAGCCAGCATCATCAATAGCCTTGTAAAATGCTTCTGTACGTGTCCTGCTATTTTTCAGCTGGCTGTCAAATTTTTCTTTAAACCAGCTATGCAAATCTTTTCCCATTTTTAACTTGGTTAAAACCGCATTACAAAAATAAGCGTTTTTTTGCTTTGGTAATTACACATTTGAGCAAACCATTCTTTCAAGGTCTTTTTGAAAAATATATCTGGGACTTTTCCAGCAAGTCCGCAGGTAATCCATATAACCTAAAAGGGTCAGACGCTTGGGCGCGACTTGTAGGTTTTAACGATAATTTCAGCGAAGAAGCGGTAAGTGAAAGCCGCGCTCATGGTTTAGCTACTGTTTATACCTGCATCAATGTGCGCAGCCAAACGCTAGGCGCATTGCCAATAAACATATTTAAAGATACTCCGAATGGGAAAGTAGCACTTACTGACCATCCGGCATATTATCCGCTGGCGCATCAACCGAACAGCTACATGACATCGGCCAACCTGTTTATGACAGCGATGATTCATGCCGATAGCTGGGGAAATAGTTATATCGGTATCAACCGCAGCGGCCGGGGAGCTGTTAGCTCCCTGGACTTATTGAGTCCTTGGGAATGCGAATCCATCAACATTATTGACGGAAACGCTTATTATAATATCAACGGGATGATATATCCTGCCCGTGACATTTTGCACTTCCGCTGGTGGTCTATGGATGGCCTCAATGGCGTTAGCCCTATCCGGCAGAATGCCATAACGATGGGCAAGGCTATCAAGGCTGAAAAGTACAGCGCTATGTCCATTGGTCAAAAGCCTCCCGGCATCCTCTCGTATCAGGGCAGCATGACACCTGAACAACGGGCGGAGAATCAAAAAAGCTGGAAGCAAGACCTAGAAATGGGCCGCACACCCATTATGTCCGGCAAGTGGGAATTTACACCCATTATGCTGGCTCCCGGTGACGCACAATTTATTGAGCAAGAGCGCCTTACAGATCGTAAGATTTACGCTATTTATCGTATCCCTCCGGTATTCGCTCAGGATTATGAGCGTGCTACATTTGTGAATGCAGAGCAATCAGACTTAATGTTTGCCAAGCATACAATTACTCCGATGGTTCGCGTGATTGAACAAGAGTGCAATATGAAGCTGTTTAGCGAGCGGGAAAAGTCATCTACCTACGTCAAGTTTAATTTGAACGGATTGCTAAGGGGTGACACGCAGACTCGTGCGCAGTTCTATACTGCTATGCGCAATATCGGAGCCATTAACGGTAATGAAATCCGTGAACGTGAAGACCTTAACGGCTATGATGGCGGTGAGATTTACACGGTGCAGGGCGCTATGGTTCCTGTGGATATGCTGCGTGAATTTTATGAATCCAAGGTAGATCCGGATTCAGAAAACGGAGAAAATGAATCACAGGAAGAAAGCGAAAGCTACCAGATGGCCTACAAAAAGGCATTCGCGGAAGCCAAAGCGAAGTATCATTTTAACTGAAAGAAATGACTAAAAATATTCAAGCTAATATCATTTCAAAGTCTTTTGACCCGAATACGGTGCTTGAGACTCGGAAAATGAAGTTTATTATTTCTACAGGTAGTAAGGATCGCGGACGTGAGGTAATCAATATGGACGCTTGGTCATTTGATAACTATAAGGCGAATCCTATTGTAGGTTATCAGCATGCCATACACGGCAACACATTCTCAGACCCTAATCCTGATATGGTCATAGGCAAGTCTGAAGTAGCCGTAGACCTGTTCAGCAACAAAAAGGTAATTGTAGCTGAGGCAGAATTTGAGCCAGCAGACATCAATCCAATAGCGGATAAGATTCTAAAAAAACTTGTATTTGGTAGCCTTAATGCCGCATCGGTGGGCATCCTTCCGGTAGGCAATGGACGCCACGAAAAGGGAATCTATTACTATGATGGACAGGAACTGCTTGAATGGTCGGTAGTTAATATCCCGATGAATCAGGATGCAGTAAAGCTATCAATTGACAAAGCTTTGGACGCGGTAAGGTTTGTGTCTGATTTCCTTCCGGAGGTCAACGATACCGAACTTAAAAAAATGACAGTACAGCAAATCCTTGATTTGATTGAGGGCAAGGGTAAGTCTGTTACTGATGAACTCGTAGACAGTCTGGCCGATGAAAAGGCAGATTTTTATCTCAATCGCTTGAATCAAATTAAAACAAATAGAAAATGGACAATCTGAAAGCTAAACGCGAAGAGCGTGTGACCCTTGAGGACGCATACGCAGTACTCGCAACAAAAGCCAAGGAAAAAGCATTGTCTGCTGAAGAGGTCGCAAGCCTTGATCAGTTGGATAAGCAAATCGCTACCTTGGATTCAACTATCGAAGTTCTTGAGCGTGCCGAAAAGCGTGCCGCTGAAATCGTTAAGCGTCAGGCCGTGCCTGCATCTGCTGCCGCTGTTGGCGCAGTTCAGGATAACGCTGCCGAGCGCAAGGAAATGAATGCTATGGCTAAGAATTACTCTTTTGCCAAGCAGATCAAAGGTCTTGCCTCTAAGAAAGACCGTTTTACGCATGAAGGCGTAGAATCTGAAATGTACCAAGAAGCAGTCCGCGAAGCAAAGGAAAGCGGTGTATCCATCTCCGGTAACATTGCAATTCCTTCCAAGTTTATCAAAATTGGTAAGCAAAAGGCAGCTTTGAACGTAGGTACTGAAGGTGCAGACGTAGTAGCTACCGACCTGATGGGTCTCATCCCGATCCTTAACCCTAATCCGGTTGTGGCTCAGCTTGGCATTACTGTAATGACTGGCCTTCGCGGTGACGTTCAATGGCCGCGCCACTCTACCGATGTTGCTTTCTCTTGGGAGACTGAGACCAGCAACGTTGATGAGTCCGTGCCTGCTTATAACAATATCAAGGTAAGCCCGAAGCGCACCGGTATGTACGTAGATGTAACCAGCCAAATGATGCTGCAAAGCTCTTTTGTGCTTGAGCAACACCTGCGCAACATCATTACCCGTCGCTATGAGCTGACTGTGGACGATGCAGTGCTTGCTGGTGACGGTACCGGCAACAAGCCTACCGGCATCCTGTTTTATAACGGTGTGAACGTTCTTTCCCTTGGCTCTGGAAGCACTTCTAACAACATGACTTATGCTGCACTGGTTAGCATGATTCGTGATGCTAAAGCTGCCAACAGCCGTAGCGGTTCCGCTGGTTTCATCACCAACGCATACGGTGAGTTTGCACTCAGCCAGACTCCGAAGCAGACTTCCGGTGTTGAAGGTAATTTTGCCTATGACTTCTCCGGTCGTTTGGTAGGTCGTCCTTTGTTCGTGTCTGAGGTAATCCCTAGCAACTTTAGCGAAGGTTCACAGAGCGATCTTTGCGGCATTATCTACTCTGACTACTGGCAGGGTGCAGTTCTTGGCACTTGGGGCGGTTTGGACATTCTGTTTGACCCTTATACTCAAGCACTTGCTGGAACTAAGCGCTTTGTTGTCAACGCCTTTATGGACGTTGAAATTGAGCAGCCGGCTGAATTCTCAATCTGCAAAGATTGGGACGCTACCGATCTGCCTGCATTGACCTAATTATTTGGGGTTAAATATGTAAAATAGGAGGGGCGGGTAACTGCCCTTCCTTTTTGACAAAAAAATGATTAAAGCAGTACCTAAAAGAACCTTCCTACTTCGTAGGGAAAATAATGTAGACATCATCGCAAAGCGTGGTGAGTTTATAATGATTACAGCTGAAGAGCTTAAAAAATTTAAAGTTGATTTTATCGTATTGAAAAAATGATAATCTATAGCCGTGTCACCGATCAGCCGGCAGTTGAGCCGGTTACCCTTGCGGAGGCCAAGGTGCATTTGGAGTATCAAGGCACGGCCAAGGATAGCTATATAACCGGATTGATTAAAACGGCTCGCAGAATCTGCGAAGCATACGCTGGTCTTTCATTTGT